TCAAAGGTTTCTGCTGGTATTAGTAAGGCTTTTGCCGCTATCGGTGTTGGCTTTTCTTTAGGGCTAATTAAGCGCGAACTTGAGGAAGCTGGTAAAGCTGCCGCAGAGGACGTAAAATCGCAGGCACTTCTAGCAAAACAACTTGAAAACACTACAGGAGCGAATGATAAGCAAATTGCTTCTGTAGAGAAAGTAATTAAGAAGCTGCAACTTCAGGCTTCTGTAGCAGACGACGAACTGCGCCCGGCTTATGCCAAACTTGTCCGTTCGACTAAAGACACAGAGGAAGCTAACAAGCTTTTAGCAATTGCTCTAGACGTTTCTGCTGGTTCTGGTAAGTCTTTGGACGCTGTTGCGCAAGCTATGGCTAAGTCTGTTTCTGGTAGCGATACTGCTTTGGTTAAGTTGTTGCCTAGCGTTAAGGGTGTTACTAACCCTATGGAATACTTGGCGCAACAATTCAAGGGCGCAGCTGCAGAAGCCGCTAACACAGATCCTTACCAACGCATGAACATTATTTTTGGCGAAATGCAGGAACAAATCGGCATGGCGTTGCTACCTACCCTTAACCAGTTTTCTACTTGGCTATCTACCCCAGAGGGTCAGGAAAAACTAAACGGGCTTATTTCTCTTACAACTTCACTTATTGGCAATTTCACAGACCTACTAGGTTTTGTTATTGACAACAAGGAAGCGTTTCTTGTATTTCTTGGCGTTGTTGGCGTGGCTACTACTGGGCTAAAGCTTTACACTTTGGCAGCTAATTTAGGTGCTGGCGCGACTACTGCGCTTGGCTTGGCTGCTAAAACTGCTTTGCCAGCTCTTACAGCTACAATTGCAGCCCTTGAAGCTATCAAATGGCTAAACGAAAGCCTAGACTTCTCTGCTGGTAATATTGCTGCTTCTGGCGGATCTAGCGGGGCTTTAAACTTCTCTGGACAGTCCGGTGCTACCCCGTCTGCTGGCGGTTCTAACATGACTTTCAAAGCACCTAAAGCAGCTGCAAAAGCCCCAGTAGTTGTAAACAACAACATTAAAATTACTGGCACACAATCAGCTGCACAAATCTCGGCAACTTTGAACAAGCAACTAAAGGCTTCAGGATCTAGCACAATTATCCGCGGCGGTCGCTAATGATACCAAACTTCAACATAGCCACAGACCTAAAAGTTGAGTTTTTTCTACCTAACGAAGCCAGCAATCTTTTTATTCTTGGCGTTTCACTTCTAGGCGGCGACGACGTCCTAGCAGGTCAGGGTTCGTTCATTCTTGGACAATCGCTACTAGGTGGCGACGACGTGCTTTCTGAAAACGATTACGCCTACGTTTGGACACCTGTAGAAGCAGAAGTAACAGAAGCTAACATAAGTCTTGGCGGTTCAATTATTGACAGCCTTTACTTCCAACCAGACCCGGGAACACTTGCCCTGTCTATGCAGTCTTGGACTTTCGACCCAAATAACAACAGCGCAGTCCGCCCCGGAACTATGATTCGTGTGCGAATCGACCACGAGGACACACAACACACACTATTCTCTGGTTTCTTGGACACTATCGACGTGACCTACAACCCCGGAGAATACCAGCCTAACCAAATCCGTATTAGGGCTTATGACGGTTACAAGCGTTTGGTAAATACCCGAATTGCAGACTTTGATACAACAGGGCTACCAGCTGGTTACGCAACACCTAACGACGTTTTCGAGAAAGTTGCAGAAGCAGCGGACTTTGTTGTTTCCGATATGTCTGAAACACTTGCAGGAAAACTACCAGTAGAACAAGTCCTAAACAGCACAGCGGCAACATTCATAAACGACGCAACACAAGTAGGTCTAGCTGTTGTATGGATCGACCCAGAAACAAGCGAACTAGTTTACATAAACCGCCCGACAGTAACCACTACGCCGCCAGCCGGAACTTGGACTATTGGAAACAACCACGGCGACCCTTACCACCTATGTATGTCAGACATTCAAGTATCTGGAACAACAGACGCCGTTCTAAACAGCTTGTATTTGGAACTATCGTCCGACCCAGACGTAAACGTTACGCTTACAGACTTAGACAGTATTCAGCTTTACGGTTACAGCTCTAGCAGCGCAACCCTAAACACAACAGACGAGGACGAACTAACCCGCTGGGGTCAAGCTGTATTCGCCCAGTCGCCTACAAAACTTGTTTCGCAGGTAGAAACCCCTGCTATTGACCGCGACGGCACACTAACAGAAGCGGCAACATTTACCCCGGGAACACTTATCGGTGTAAACTACGAAACAGACAACATTGTGATAAACGATTACTACACAATTGTTAGGGCAAGTCATTCCATAGACGTAAACAATTGGTTCACTACACTAGAACTCTGGAAGGAATTCTAAAACATGGCATATAAAGTATTTCAGAACGGTTTCCCGCTAAACGCGTCCGAACTGAATAATTATCTAATGAACCAGTCGGTTATGGTTTTTGCGTCTGCTACTGCACGCGACACCGATCTTACTGCACCGCTTGAGGGCATGATAGTTTGGTTGCAGGACAGTAATAAGTTTGTTTACTACACAGGTAGCGCATGGTCAGACGTTATTCCTACTAGCGCAACTTCTGGTAACGCAATCATCAACGGCGCGTTCGACATCTGGCAGCGTGGAACATCATTCAGCCTATCTAACGGAAATGTTGCTTACACCGCAGACCGTTTCTTGGCTTACTCTAACGGTGGTTCATCTACATATAGCCGACAGGCTTTTACACCTGGAACTGCACCTGTAGCAGGATACGAGGGTGCATATTTCCTACGAGAAGTTGCAGGCGCAGGTGCTTACATTTACTTGGAACACAAAGTAGAGGACGTTAGAACCTACGCAGGGCAAACAGTAACGCTATCTTTCTGGGCTAAGGCAGGCGCAGCATTTACTTTAAATTCTGAAATTGCTTCTAACTTTGGATCAGGTGGAAGCACAGGTGCAACTATTGGTTCTGCTAATCATTCTTTGACTACTTCATGGGCTAGATATACTTATACGGTTGCCATGCCTAGTTTGACTGGTAAAACTATTGGAACTGGCAGCTCTATAAACATTGTTTTTACTGGTGCTACTACAGCACAAACTCTTGATATTTGGGGCGTTCAGTTTGAAGCTGGCAGCAACGCCACAGCTTTTAATAGAAATGCAGACAATATTCAAGCAGAACTAGCAGCCTGCCAACGTTATTATGCAAAATCATATGATCAAGGAACGTCACCTGGTTCAGCAGTAGCAGCAGGCGCATATACTCTTACTGTTGGAAATAATACAACAGGCTACCTAATGCAAAGCGTAAGATTCCCCGTAAAAATGAGAACTGCCCCAACTATCACTAGTTACGATTACGCAGGGGTTTCGGGAAAAGTTTATAAAGGTGGAAATAATAAAGCTGCTTACGTTACTGCTATAGGCGACGCCGGGTCGCAGCATGGGACAGGCGACGCTACTTCAGCAAACGAATTATCTTTTCATTATGTAGCAGAAGCGGAGTTATAAAAATGAACGAATATACTTACGAAATAATTACGGACGAAAGAACTAACGAAAAAGTCATTAAGCGAATTGACAGCAACGGATCAGAATCTTGGATTCCTCTAACTATTGAAAATAAAGATTACGCAGAATACCTAGCTTCACTTGAGGAAACCGCAGAATAATGTCAGACCTTAAACCAAACAACAGCGATCTATTACTGCGCATAGTTGAGGATATTGCAGAAATAAAAGCAACAATCAAAGGCTACGCAGAACTAGAAGCACGCGTTCGTAAAATTGAGGGCTACGCTGTCCTCTTTGGTATCATGTCTGCAGCAATCACAGCAACAGTAATTGGTCTAATAACTAAAGCAATCGGGGCGTAAATTGTATTTTGAACCTATCAAAGGCGCAGGGGCAGAACGCCGCGACGAACTTGGTAACTTTAACAAGGCATACAGGACACAGCCACACCGCGGAAGCGACTGGGGTTTCAAAGGTGGTTCAGAGAGCAAGCCAGTCTACGCCGTAGCAGACGGACTAGTAGCTAGAGTGCTTTACTCGGACGCTTTAGGTCATTGTGTAATTACAAAGAATTCACACGACAAGGTCTACGTAATCTTTGCACACCTAAAAGAAGCTTCAACCCTAACCCGCATGGATAGAGTAATTGGCGGGGAAACAGTTATCGGACTTATTGGTAACACAGGATCAGCTAGCGCAGGCGCACACCTACACGCAGCAGCTTCAACCGAACAAATGCCACACCTAGCCCCTATTGGGAAGCTATTGGACTTGTTTAAACTAATCGACGCAGATAAGCCAAAGGCTGCCCCTAAAGCAGCTGCAGACAAGCCAGCCCCAGTAAAGAAACCAACGACCAAAAAGGTAGCGAAAAAGTGAAGTTGTGGAGAAAAGTCCCAAAACGCTATAAGCGCGTAGCCGCTTTCGCTCTTGGTGCAGGTATCGCGTTTATTGGGGCTGGTTCATTTTACGATTACAGCGCACTACAGTCCGCTTTGTTTGGGGCTACTGGCGCGATTATGTTGCTAGTTATGGCTTTGTCTTTTATTTACGCAGGTAAAGGTGAAGTGCCAGACCGCGACTTTGACGACGCTATGAACGAAGCAATAAATAACGTTTCGGTAAAGACTTCTAAAAAAGATAAATAAATGTCGTGTCGTGTGCCTAAACTAGGCGCATGACTATCACAGAACTAGTCGAAAGTAAGGGCAAAGCCCGGCTTATCGGCATTTACGAATCAAACACCCCAGAATGGCACGCTGCCCGCGCAGGTGTAGGCGGATCAGACATTAGCGCAATTATGGGTAAAAACCCGTGGAAATCTGCCTACACGCTTTTCATGGAAAAATCTGGCGTTCTGCCGGACATAGTCCCTAATACAGCCATGAAGTTGGGGTCTGCACTTGAAGCCCCAATTCGTGACTTCTGGGCTAAAGAATCTGCAGGGTTTCTAACCGTTCACGAAACAGGAACTTGGCAAAGCCTTGAACGCGAATCTTGGAAAGCAAACCCAGACGGCATTATTGAGTGGTCAGACGGACAACTTGGAATTCTAGAAATCAAACATTCCCGACAGTATTGGGATAAATTACCCGAAGCTTATGAACTACAGGTTTTATGGTATTTGCATATTCTAGGGCTGAAGCTTGGCATTGTGGTAGCAGTCGCAGGCGGCGATTTAAAGGAATTTAGAGTTGAGTATGACCCAGAACGCGCGGAAGCCATAGAAACCGCTGTAAAGGCGTTTGAGGGCTGTTTAGAGGGTGGTGTAGCCCCAGACTGGGACGGAAGCAATTCAACCTACGAAACTGTCAGAGAAATAAGCGACGGACTAACAGACGGCGAAATTGAACTAGACAAGATCTACGAAAATCTTTACGCAGCTAAGATAATCTACGAAAAGGCAGAGGAAAACTTTAGCCTTTACAAATCCACAGCACTCGCCTACATGAACGGAACAAAAACCGGACTATACAAAGGTGAAAAAGTTGTCGTATTGCAAGCCCGCAACGGCAAACCATTTATTACATTCAAGTAAGGACACAGAAACATGGCATTTTTAGACGACTACGAACCAGTAGCAGAACGAATTACAAAGTTTTGGGCAACATACCCAAACGGGCGAATCCTAACAGAAATCAAACTAATAAACGAAACTGAAGTAGTAGTGCAAGCTTCTATCTATACAGACCGCGAGGACACTCGTCCGGCAGCAATCGACTGGGCGCACGAAACCCGCGGATCGTCAAACATTAACCGGGCTTCATTCCTAGAAAACTGTTCTACTTCAGCACAAAGAAACGTGCAAGTCGTGAGGAAATGCAAAAAGTCACACGCGAACACCGAAACTATCTAATCGAAGCACAGGAAGCGTTTGAGAATAAAGACATTGAAACCCTGCGAACAATCTACGGCGCAGCTGTAAAAGCTGTAGTAGATAACGAAACACTAGAAGCTATTAAAGCTTTCGCAGACAAACTAAAGAAGTAATGGAAAGGGGTCTACCCCACAGAAAAGGTAGACCCCGACGCTTCAAAGCGTCCACCCTAACCACGATAGGGTAAAAACCACTATACCACAGGAAGCCCCAGAATGAGCCTAGAAGCCATTTCAGCAGTCTTACACCATTCCACCAGCAGAGGGACAGCCAGAAGCGTCCTAACCGCCTTAGCGTGGCATATAGGGCAAGACCCAGAGGACGGCTGCTACCCGTCACAGAAAACTCTCGCATACATGGCAGGCGTGTCTACCCGACAAGTGCAACGCGCTTTACAGCAGCTTGAGGAAATAGGTGAAATAGAAATCGCTGTCCACAACGGACAAGGTTTCAGAACGGACAGGATCACTAACCGATACTGGTTGCTGTTAGACTGTCCTAGCACCTGCGACAACTCTTTGAACCACCGGGAACGGGGCGACAGAAAAGGTCGAACGGGGCGACAGTTAAGACGTAACGGGGCGACATTTAAGACGCAACGGGACGGCGTAGATGTCGTCTTAAAAGTAATTTAACCTTAATTAAAATTAAAGAAACACTAGATAGAGAAAACACGGAGAACAAAATGCCACTAATCACAGTAACCGGACAAGTATCACAAGTAGCAAACGACAAATACCACTACGTCAAATTCTGGGAAACCTACGAATGGAAAGGCGAAGCCAGACACCGAATCTGGACAGCATGGCTAGACCGCGACCTATTCATAAATGAACAAGACGTTATCGAAATCACAGGCGACCTATCCACAAAAGTCGGAACATCCACACCAAAAGACGCAACCGAACAAAAACAAATCGTCGAACACTCACTAAACAACTGCACCGTAAAAACCGTAAAAGCTGCAGAACCAAAAACAACACAAGTAAGAAACGCTGCCGACATACTCACCCAAAAGGCAGAACCAGACGTAGATATGCCTTTCTAATGTTTGAACTCTTTATTCAAGGCGAACCACGCCCACAAGGATCAAAAAAAGCCTTTAGGCGCGGAACTTCAATCGTGCTTGTTGAAGCGAATAAAGAGCTACCAGAATGGCGCAAGCATATGACCCGAATGTTG